TTAATGCTTGATTGTGTAGTAATTGCTCCAGTTGTAGCGTCTTTACTTATTGTAGTAAAACCACCTTCAGATCGGACTGGACCGTTAAAAGTTGTATTAGCCATATCAATCTCCTTGTCTTGGCAAATGTCAGTCAGTTTATCCGACTGTCAAGGTTTAGTTTATTATACACAAAAAAGGGTGACTGACTAGTCACCCTTTTATTTTTATTTATGCTCCTGGACTTCCAAAGACACATCTTGGGTCTGAAAAACCAAAAGAGTATCTTTCTCTTGCCTTAAATCTCATATTTCCAGTATCGAAATCACCTTCCATCTGAGTTTTAATTGGTGCACGCTCAAAATGTTTAAAACCATTTGGAGCGTCAGTTTTAATGAAGAACGCATCTGTATCTGTTAAGAAATGGTTTACAACGTAACCTTGTGGTAACATTCCCATATTCTTAACTGCGTTTACATCATTATCAGCAGTTCCTGGACGTAGAGCAGATTGTAATAATCTGTCAGCAATAAATTGCAAGCCTGAAGGAATAATTAACTTCATTCCTCTTAACGCAATTTTTAGCCCTCTCTCATCAGTAAAGCCAGCGATTGAAATTAAAGCATCTTCTAAAGATGTTTCATTTAAATCTGCTGCAGCAACATTGTCCAACGTACCACCGCTTGTTAGTGGGTGATCTGCTGCACACAATGCTTTTCCGTCTCCACCTGCGGATGCACCACCTGTGAAAGCGTTATTAAGAATTGCTGCTGCTTTGACTTGTTTTGTATGAGCCATAGATCTTGCTAAAGCACGAGTGTACCTTGAACCAAGTCTGTCATAAAGGTTGTCTTCGATAGCCTCTTCTGTAATAGAAAACGCTAACGCTACAGTTTCATGAGTGAAACGAGCAGTAAATGCTTCGTTTGCAGTATCAAAATTAACTGTACCACCTTCAGACTTTGTTGGTGCTGCACCGAACCCAGAAAGCATGACTTCCTCTTCAAACGCTCTGTCTGAAGACTCTGTATCAAAAATTTCTGAATGCTCGTTTTCGTACCTACCATATTCCATACCGAACAATGCGTTCAATCCTGGTTCTAGCTCTTTAGCTAGTTGTGCACGTGAAATCGCCATTATTCATTCTCCCTTATACGCCAGTTGTAGAAACAGTACCAGCAGCAATAGAACCAGTTGGTGCATTGAAGTGGTTGTTTATACGAACAATTAATGGAATACCAGCAGCAGTAAAATCAGAATTTTCAGGGTCATCTTGGACACCCATAATTCTTAATGCTAAAGTGTTGGTAGTTGCTATAGTATTTAAATCTGCTGTTGCAGAGGAAATACCAGTAGTTGTTGAACCACTATTTCCAGTTGCGAAAGCAATATTTGCAAATACTGCTGCACGAATCTCTGCTTCAGTATTTGCTGCAGATACTACGTTAGAAGTACATATAGTAAATAACTGATTAGGATTATCGTACAAGAAAGCCTTTACAGGGAAGTTACTATCTGCCCCTGATCCTGGCCAAAAGTTAGAGAATATTTTTTCTCCAGTTGTTGAAGAAACATATTCACAACCGTTAAAGACACCAGCGATACCGACGTTTCCACCTGCTGCTGCCTGTAGATCGTCAATAACTCCTGCTGCCAATGGGATAACTGCCATGCCCTGAAAAATAGGATTACTATTATCAGACGCAATACGATATTCAGTTACTCCAGAAGTATAGGGTGCTGCACCCAAAATGCCTATCGGTTTTAAACCGAAGGCTACGTTACTGTTTGCCATAATTCATATCTCCGAATTAAAGTTAAAATAAGATCCTTAAACTTTCGTTCTTGGACCACCAAAAGTTACTCGGCTATCCCCTTCTTTGCTTATAGGCATCAAAGGGTGCTGTTCTTTCATAAGATCATTATCTACGGCTGTCATCTGATCTGCAGTTTGACTTGCAAAATAAGCTGCACGGCTTTCAACAATCTCTTCTGGGATCTTGGCTAATAATAACCCACCAACTCCAATTACACCAGCATGCTTTCCGTCTTCAATAGTCGGTGCATGAAAATCTGGATAATCGTCAGCACGAACAAACTCCCATCCCTCTCGTAAACGAGAAGCGACGTTTTTGGAATCTGAAAATCCTCGTACTTCGGATCTTATCCATCTGAATTTATAGCCTTCAGGGGCTTGAGGTGTTTCTAAAGATGATGCTGGTTTCCAAGGTCTCTTGCGTTCTTGCGTTGAACGAGTTTCAGCAGCACGTGAGGTTCTATTCGTAATAGTTTGTGACATTAAGTTGGCTCCTTCACATGTTTTGCGTATTCTTCGAGTGGTACTCCAAGTTTTTTAGCGATAGCCACTTGACTTTTGGTCAAGCGAATAGTATTGCGTCCATTTTTTACATTTCTATTTGCAGGTGCAACCGTTTGGACGTTTTTACGAGTTGTTCCTGTTTTGTTATCCTCAAATTTATGAGGAAATTCCTCTCTCATTCTTTTATCTACTTCTGCGTAATAGTCATCAGACGTAGGATCAAAACCTTCTTCTTCCGTCAGCTTACGGTGAATTGAGTAAACTGTAAAGGTCATTGCGTCGTTTTTTCCAAACCATTCGTTTTTACTCGCCCATTCTACGGCTTTAGGATCTGGTTCTTGAGCAGGTTTATTTTGCTCAAGTGGTTGTTCTTCAACGGTTTTTACTTCTTCCTTCTTTGTAGCTAGTCTATCTTTTTCTTTTTTAACATTTTCTTCTTCTACGCTTAATTTTGCTATTACAGATTGAGCCTCTGCCATTTGATCGGCATCGCCCTCCTCATAAGCTAGTTTATATGCTCGTTTTGCTTCTGATAATTGACTAGTTATTTTTCCTCCATATTGTTCTTGGAGGTCTTCATTAGTTTTATCGTACTTAATAGAAAGATTTTCATTTTCTTCTTTAACTTTTTTAGCATAATCAAGTGCTGCTTTTTCTCTTCGTTCAGCTTCTCTCATCTTCCAAGTTAACGTATTAATTCTTTTTTTAACATCGTCGGTATACGAACCAAGCTCATCATCATTTTTCGTAGAAGAATTTTCTTTTTTTACCTCTACCTCAGAATCTGTTTCAACTTCATCCTCTTCAATTTCAATATTGAGTTCAAGTTGTTCAGTGCTTTCTTCTTCTTCTTTTAATTTAGTGTTATCCATTTAAGTCTCCTTATAAAACATGTAATATATCAGATGGGTGTCCTATTGTTGCTAAAATCTCGTCATCGTTTAATAAACGAGGTTCAGCATCAACAATTTTAAATTTAGAACCAGCATATCGACCAAACATCACCCAATCACCCTTTTTACACCAAGGACCATCAGGAAATTTATCTTTATCTTTATATGCGTCTGGACCAACACTGACTACATAGCCAACATTAGTTGCGATTCTATTACGCTCAACTGTCTCATCTGAAAGAATTATGCCGTTCTTAGTTTCACTAGGCATTATATAAGGAAGAATTAAAATTCTCCATCCAGTAGGCTTTGGTAACTTTTCCAAAGCAGATAAACTATCATCCTCTTTCGGTAATCCAAACTTAGAGGGATCAAGAGTGTTCAAGTTTGACGATACTGTAGCTTTTTTTGCTGCAGTCGAGCGTTCCTGAGCTATATGATCAGGTACGAATAGTGTTTTAGTCATCGTCTAGCGTCTCCATATTTGTTTTTATTTTACTTAATGTTTGTTCCATAAATGCAAGAGCAGATACTTGCCCCATGAAATGTTGATATTGGCTCATATCACCAACACCACTCGACATTAGCGTTTCGCTAATCTCTGCTCGTCGTTCTTGAATTGCCCTTTGTAAGTAGGTAACTATATCCATTAAGAAGAACCTTTAAATGACCCACCACGTCCAGCCATTACTTTACCCATGTAACCACCAAGAGATTTCGATTGTACTTTGTTTTTTCTTTCATTATACCTTTTCTTCATTGCTTTTTCGTACTTTATATCTTTTACCATGTCTGAATCGTCTCTCAAGATTTTATCTTGATATGCTTTTGAGGTAAGTCTTTTTCGTTTAACTCTTTCATTTGCTACTTTACTCATAGTTTTAAATTTTCCAAAAACACTATCAGGCTCTTTTAACATTTTTTCCATCTGTGCGTCTGTCATGTCTTCTATTAACTTTGCTCCAAACTTTTTCGCAAATCTTTTAAGAAGTGAAGAATCACTTGCACGAACAATTTTCTTTTCTTTTGGTGCCATTTTATTCTCCTAAAATATACCTTTAAATTTTAATCCTTTTATAGCCTTACGACCACCTCTTGACATATTCGTTGCTAAGACTTCATCTCCTGTAACCCCTGCAAAGTCCATATCGCCTTGAGTATTTCCAGCCATAGAACCGCCTCCAGCTTTACTTTTTACACCTTTGCCTTTTGGCTTAGTACCTAAAAGAGTTTGTAGGTCTAGTTCTAATATTTGAATTTTATCTGGATCGGTTTCGTCTTTTAACTCATCCATAATTTGTTTCATACGACTTGGCATATCTTATCCTTTCGAGGTTGCTAAAGTTACATTTGCTCGTAATGCTGCAATATCTTCTTCTGATTGTAGCTCTTTTTCTTTTAAAGTTGCGTCTTGTTGCATTTTTGCTAAAGCAAGTTGTTGTTTTGCTTGGTCTGCTGCTGCTTTTCGCTGTACTTCGGATTGCTCTACTTGGATCTCTTGTTCTTTTAATTTTACGATAGGATCAAACTGTCCTGTTCCTGCGATTTGCTGTGCCATCTGACTAATCTCCTGAGTTGCTTGAGCAGTTGCCTGAGCCAACATTGCTTCTTGTTCTGGGGGTAATACTTGACCAGCAGCAGGAAGGGGTTGACCAATAGCTTGTTCAATCTGCTCTTTGTATTTTAAAGCAAGATGTTCTTGCATATGTGCCATTAAGCCTTGCATCGCCATTTGGTTCTTTTGCATATTAGGGTCTTGTAAAAACGCACTATGTGTAGCTACATGAGCATCGTGATTTTGTCCTTGAAACGCTTTAACTGGTTTAGCCATAAGTGCATCCATATTTTCACTTGCAGGGTCTTTCGGTACTTGTTCAGCTTTAGGTGGTAGTAGCTTATCAATATTCTGAACCCCAAGTGCCGAATACATCCTACGATACGATTCATATAAGTCATGGATTTGTGGTGCTGCCTGTG